TACAAACTTGTTTGTTCATGCCCGTCCGCTGCGGTCGTGCCGCATGAAAACGGGGGTGTCCAGAGGGGTGTAACCCCGTTGGCTCATTGGGGCGTTTTTAGCATTAGCGCAGCGGTGCGTGAAGAAAACGCCCTAATGAGCTATGGCTTTTCCGTTCCTCAAAATCCGCTACGCTGTCGGTAGTTGCCGTATGTTTTTCCCTCTTTCGCCAGTTTGGGATGGTACGTCATGCCGTCATGTTGCCATGTCTGCTTGTCGGGATGATGTCATGTCGGCATACGTACCTACTTGGAATGTCCAACCGTTTCCCTGCGGACTTGTTGAGGTATGTAAAAACGTTGAACCGTTGAGAATGGATGGTAACACATTGAAACATTGTGTTATACATATTCAACTTATCCTCAACAAACACATAATGCACAACAAACGACAGCGAAAAGAAAAAGTGATGGCAGAACCGGATACTGCAATGTTTCCTCTTCATCGTCCGTTTGGCGTTGTTGGTTTTCTGTTGAGCCTGTATTTTGCTATATATCAACATCATATTATATCTATTCAACAATTCAACAGAATATCAGAGGCTCTCCAGCAGTACTTTTGTCACAGTGTAATACCTGCCCACGTCTTTACGGGTATGATAGCGTCCGTCACCGCCATACACGTAGGTGGTATAGGTAAGCCCGTTGGGTGCCGGTGATAGTTTCCAGCACTCCTGCAACACTTTACGCACCTGCGGCTTCTCCGCCTTGACCTGCGAACACAGCAACAGGGGGATGATGTCGTTTAGGCAGAATGACACCGTTTCCACCTCCATCTTCGCCATGATGTCAAGCAGCAAGTCTGCCATCTCAATCTCCAGACGGTTACGGTTGCTGCGGATTATCTTCCGCAGGGCTTCCGTCTCAATCAGCTTCGGGGCAAACCACATACGGCTTTCTTTTTTCGTTGACAACTCCCTATGGATAAGGAAGTACAGGAAAGCGGGGATTTCATCCTTCAGCTTTTGCAGGAAATCGGTGTCATCACACTGCAACCGTCCTATCTTGCGTACCCAATAGCGTGTCTCGCCTGCATCTATGATAACGGGCAGATGCTCGTTGTTGGAACACAACACGAACTTGGCGAAGAAACCTATTTCGTTACGGTCTTTGCCTTTGGCTTCCACCTTATAGGACAATGTAGTACTGAGGTTCTTCAACCGTTCACTGTCCTCCCTGCGGTTGAGCAGTACTTCATCCACCATGATGAGCAGTTTCCCTGTCCAATCGGAATTGAACTGGCTGCGGAAGTCCTCGTTGGTATTGAACGTCACATTGTCTTTAAAGATGGCTTTCAGGAAGTTGAGGAACGTGCTTTTGCCCGTGTTCCGTTCTTCGGACACGAACAGCAGGATAGGAAGTTTCTGAATAGGATAAAGGTAGAGCAGTTGCAGGTAGTCCATGCCCAACTCGTATTGCTCCCCGAAGATGTGTTCCACCAACGAGCGGATGCAGGGGAAGCCGCCTTCCTGCGGTCGGTGTCCTATCGGCTCGTAGAGGTTGAGGAACTTTCCGACTACGGGCTTGTAACCCACATGGTCGGGGACGGTACAGAAACCGTCATACTTCGGCACGGTCGCCATGCGGTCTTTGCCGTAGTCCTGCCTCAATGTCTCGGAGTTCCATGCGATGCGTTTCTTCACACAGCCCCCGTCAATCAGTGGCTGGTCAACAATCTTGTAGAGGGTTGTCCCCACGCGGATGAATTCGTCTTGTTCTGCCATAGGCTTTGCTTGGTTTTATGCCGCCGACAGCAGTGTCGGCAACAGGTTAAACAATCGGATGCAAAGCTACGGTATAATGCTTAAAACCTTGATACGCAAAACGAAGCGGAATGGCGCAATCGTAACCGACAGACGAGAAAATGCAGAAAAGCACATAAGAAAATGTGCAGCAAAACAAAAAAATAAAGCCCGAAGAAGCATTCCCTTGTCGCTTCTTCGGGCAGTTAGCGTAGGTACGTACCCACGCTCTAACACTCGCACATCGGTCTGTCAATTGACACCCACAGGACTTGTCTTTCTTTTCGCCCGTACAGCCTTTCCAGCAGGGTATCGCGCACTATTGCCGCACATGGGGTATTGATGCGGAATGCAATTGCCACGACCATAGGCAGGGCGTACACTTCCATGCCGTAGCCGTCGGGCAAACGGATATACCGTTCTGCCTCATGTCGTTTCAGCACTCCACTTTTATATACGGCTCGGATGGCGGCACGGAGTGTTGGGGCGATTGTACCCAACAATGAGGACTGCTCTGCCTCTGTCATCCATACATTTGTAGAAGTGGGTATAGTCACTCTACCGTACTCATTCATCGTAATAATGCCCCGTTCCATAATCAAGCGGTTATATGTCGAAACGTCCGCTTATTTTGTTCTCAAAGGCGGAAATGTCGCTGTTTAGTTTCGTGTTCGTTACCTTGGCATAAATTTGCGTGGTCTTGATGTCCGTATGTCCGAGTATCTTGCTCACGCTTTCTATCGGCATACCGTAGTTCAATGCCATGACAGCGAAGCTGTGGCGGCTGAGGTGAAAGGAAACCGGCTTCTCGATACCGCACTTCTTCGCTATGTTCTTTATGCGTTTGTTTACCATGTCAAGTGAGCCTATGTTAAATAGCCTCTTTTCTTTTCGGAACGGCTCGTAACGCTTGATTATCTGCATCGGAATGTCCATCAGCTTGACTTGGAACGGGACACCTGTCTTTTGCCGTTTCGACACAATCCACAGCGCACCGTTCATTTCCACGATATTGTCAGTCGTGAGGTTCTTGATGTCTATGAACGATATGCCCGTCCAGCATCCGAACAGGAACAAGTCCCTTGCCAGTGCAAAGTTGGGATTCTCCAGTTTGATTGCGCCCAATGCCTGAAGTTCCTCTTCCGTAAGGAAACCACGTTCCTTGTGGTCGGGGTCAACGTGGTACATTGCAAACGGGTTTCTCGGTATCTTTCCGTTGTAGTGTGCTGTGGTGACGATATGTTTCAATGGTATGGAGTATATCCACACGGAAGATTGTGCAAGCCCTGCCTCGTTGCGCAGATACAGGCAATAGTCGCGGATGAAATCCTCCGTAAGTTCGTTCATCGTTATGTCGGCACGTTTATATTGCTTTCTGATAAACTCAGCCAAATATTTGCGGACAGTCAGGTATTTCAGATATGTGCGCTTGGAGCGGTCTTTGCCCACACGTTTGGCAAAATCCGCGTTCTCCTTGTCAAAGGCACGTAGCAAGGTCTCATACTCTGTGCCTATGCCCTGATAAGCATTACGTACCATTTCGGCGGTCACACAGGCTTCACGGTCGGAAAGACGCTGGTAGTGCTTCGTTATCTGCGCCTTGATGTTGTCCAACGCGAAGTTTACCGCCTGTGCTTCCTTGCTCTTGCCTTTGGCGCGGTTGCCTTTCGCATCCCAAAGTGCTTTTGGGATGGTCTGCTTGCAACTGAACTGTGCGATAGTCCCGTTGATGGTCACACGTCCCATGATGGGGACAACTCCGTTCTTCTCTTTGCTTGCGTTCACGTAGAACACGGTCTTGAATGTACTCCTCATAATCCTTACTTTTTGTTTGGTGCAAAATTAGTTTATGGGAGTTGTAAGGGCAGAATGTAAACCTACGCAGAACACAGAAATATAGACCGTTAGTATTAAAAGTGCATCCGATATCGGGTAATGATTTGGAAGTGCATCTGTTTCCATATTCTTCCCAAAGCCTGTCTTCCCCATCTGTGCCACCTTGTGCCAACCTATGCCCAAACCTACTGACAGTCAGTTGAAATGCTCAATTCTGCTCAAATCTTCATTTTATCCTATTCTTTTTCCGGAAAATGATTATCTTTACGCGGTTTAATGAGCGGTGATTTATGGTTAAAAAGAATATTCTGGGGACCATCGGCACGACCCCGATGGTGCGGATCAACCGGCTGTGCCCCAATCCGAACGTGAAAATATTCGCCAAACTCGAAGGCTTCAATCCTACGGGAAGCATCAAGGACCGCATTGCGCTGCGGATGATCGAAGCCGCAGAGCGGGACGGACGGCTGACGCCCGGCAAGACGATCATCGAACCCACATCGGGCAACACGGGCATCGGGCTGGCCATCGTGGGGATCGTCAAGGGCTATCCCGTGGAGATCGTGATGAGCGAAGCGGTGTCGATCGAACGGCGGAAGATCATCCGCTCCTACGGTGCGAAGGTGATTCTGACACCCGCCGAGGAGGGGACCGACGGGGCGATCCGCCTGGCGCGGAAAAAAGTCGCCGACGCTCCCGGCAGGTATTTCATGCCCGACCAGTTCGCCAACGCCAGCAACTACCTGGCCCACTACCAGTCGACGGCGCTGGAGATCTGGCAGCAGACCGGCGGCAACATCGACTACCTTGTCTGCGCGATCGGGACTTCGGGGACGCTGATGGGTCTTTCGCGTTTCCTCAAGGTGATGAAGCCCGACATCAAGGTCGTCTGCGCACAGCCGATCCGCGGCCATTACATTCAGGGGCTCAAGAACATGGAGGAGGCCATCGTGCCCGACATCTACGATCCGTCGCAGATCGACGTGCAGGAGATGATCGAGAGCGAGGAGGCGATCTCCATGGCCCGGGAAATCATCCGCAGGGAGGCGATCTTCGCCGGCATGTCGAGCGGCGCGGCGATGCTGGCGGCGGTGCGTACGGCGCAGAAGATCGAGCGGGGCAATATCGTCGTGGTTTTCCCCGACCGGGCCGAGAAGTACTTGAGCACGACGATGTTCGACGAGTTCTCGGACTGATCCTCCGTCCGGAATACTGAAAAAGCC